ACTTCTGTTATTTCTGTTACGCCATTGTCTGCACATACCTTTACTTCTTTTGGTTTGATAGGACGACTTGAGTTTGCAATGTCGATTGTGTTTTCGCCTACGCCCGTGCAGAATCGTTTCATACCCGAACTTGATCCGCCTGATTCAACAACTGGTGTTGGGAAGTCAAAGTTTTCACCAAATGCTTCTGCTACGATTGAAGCATATGGTAGGACAGTCGAACTGCCTGCAATCTGAATATTGTCTCGTGCTGTGGCTGCTGTGCCTGTGAGTGTGAGTGCTGCAACAGCACCGAGTAATACATTTTTCATTGTGTTCCTATCTCGTTTTGTTAAACTCCCGCCCTGAATTAGGCGACGATTTATGTAGCTCAACACAGGGCAGTAAAAGTCGATAGTTTTATGAAAGTTTTATGAAGTTTTGCTAGACCCCAACTCCTTTATAATAGCTATTCGCTGATCATCACTATATTTAGTCCAGTTTCTTATCTGATCAATCGTTCGATTGCAGCCTGTACACGTTCTTGTCTCTTTATCGATTTGACAGACTGAAATGCAAGGACTGACATAACTCAAAATGAAGGTTCCTCACCCTCATACGAAGGCATCCATCCCATTGATATTCCAGTACGTATAGCATGCTCGTGTGGAGTTTCTTCTTTAGGCCGAACAACATCAGAGTTGTTGCCATACAGAGCTATTTTATCTTCAGCTGGTAGTATGCCATGCTTAAGCATCCAGCATTCTAATTCAATAGGTAGTTCTTCAGTTGTCTGCATTCCAGTCACCGTCCCATGTATAAAACAAATGATTGCCAATCACCTTAGACAACTCCATATATTCTGCCCAATTTGGATTGACATAGTTTGCATGATAGTATACAGCGCCCTTGGTAGGGTCCTCAACATTCCCTATCATAACATCTCGTGCAATAGTTCTAGCTTTAGCCCATGCACGAGCTTCTCTAGGAGTTTGATCTTTAATTAAATGAGTCCAACTAAATTGCTTAGGCTGGTAAACAACCTCACAAATAGTAGTTGGCCATTTTATATGATCAACTCTATTAATTGTAACCTGTGCAACAGCTATCTGACCCTCTACCCGTTCACCTCTAGCTTCATGGTAAATGTTTAATGCAAGACATTCATGCTGCTTTGCATCAATAGTGGGAGGAGCCATTGTAGCAGCTGCAATAATACCTGCTATAATAGACATAGTGATTAATCCACTTATTATATTTGCTGTTTTGCTCATATGTTATTTATAGTCTCCTTTTAAACTAAGTGCAACTGTTTTTTTTATAAATATCCAAAAAAGAGGATTAAAATGGTAGATCAAAAACAGAATACACCAATCGATATGCCTGAGGGTAAAATGGAAATGTCTCTTAGAGTGCTTGGTAATGAGTTAATTGGAATTAAGATGACAGTAGATGATTTTAAAATGAAGTGGATGGCATTTGGTGTTATTGCTATTGTAGTAGTGACTGCAGCTGTTTCTACGTTTGGTCCAGCAATAGCGGGATTAATGACAAATGGCTAGTAAAAACAAGTTTGGTATAGAGCAAAGAACTATAGATGGAATGAAGGCTGCTGATCTTGATGGTAACGGAGACGTTACTCATGAAGAGCTAGAGTTACAGCGTAAGATTCTAGAAATACAAGACGAAGATGCTATGCGTGATGCGCAGCGTAAAATGGCGTGGTTTGCATTGTTTGGAATGCTGCTGTACCCCTTTGCTGTCGTGCTTGCTGTGTTACTAGGATTATCGGAAGCTTCTAAGATACTTGGTAGTATGGCTTCCGTATACTTTGTATCAGTCGCAGCAATAGTAGCAGCATTCTTTGGTGGTCAAGCTATCAAAGGTAAAGATAAGAGATCTTAACTATAAGCATAACGAATATCGTTGATTAGATCATCAACATCGTTTTCGTTAGCTTGATAAAGTAAACCAATACCTCCAGCAGCATTCCACTCGCGAATGTTGCTGGGTTTATCATCTACTAAGATGTTAGGTTCACCAGAGATATTCTCATTAGCAAACTTATGCTTCTCGCTAGTAAAGATTAGATTTGGAATCTCTGGAAGAAAGTCATGACGATCAAGCCAGGTACGTTTCCAATAACCTGTATTCATTTCATCACCTACAATAGGTGATGAGCAAATACCATAATCGCGACCAGCGATGTCACGACAAGCTTGAACTAGCTTTTTAGAGGTAGGAAACAATTCTAGAGTATTAAACCAATCAGTATTCTTGAGTCCTTGGATTGCAAGAAGCGGATCTTCTAGATCCTTCCAGTGATCAATCTCAAATTTCTTTTCAATTGCACCGAAGAAGTCAGCAATCACTCCATCCATATCTAAATATAATTTCATACCATAAATCCTTTATTTTGCAAGATGCGAAGTGGAGAACCTTCAACTCCTTCTTGATTGCGAGCTTCAACATATTCTTCAACTGTAAAGTTGTTGATAAGGAATTTTTTGAAAGCTCCCATTTTTACAGGTCCACCACGATACTTAAAACGAGCGATAAAAAGGTCGAGACCCCGTCCAATGTTAGAAGGATGGACGCCTTCTTTATTAGGATATACTGGACGATCTTTATAATCACCTGTGTACATCAAGTATCCGCCGTGGTAGCTGAAGTCTGTTTTGTTGAACTTTGTCATAGTATACTCCTTAATTCCTTATTATGCCTTATTATAGCCTTTTTTTGAACTAAGTGCAACTGTTATTTTCATAATTATGTAACTAATTAGCGTCGCATACTAGCTATGTCTTTTGCATCATCTTTATTATCAGCAAAGATAGGAACTAAATTAGATTTATGCATAGTAGCAATACCTAGTAATTTACGCTCTCCACTGTAGATCATAGATTCTTTTCTAGGGCCATGACCAGCTATCTTATTACCTAAAGCTACTTTACTCTCACTTCTATAGTTAGGTATTTCATTACCATGAGCTGCTTTTACTTTACCCACACCCATAGATACCAACCATTTTTCATGCTCTACAAGAGCGCGCGCGTTCTTAATATTTATTTTTCTCTTACGCATATTACAGTCCTAAAATTCTACGAATAGCTACAGGATCATCAGTATACAAAGATCCACCATCAGATATATGATCAACAAACTGCTCAAAGTAAAACTGAGCGTCAGAGTTATCTTCGACTAGCGTAGCAGCAGTACGAAAGAAAGCACGAAGCTTCATATCGTTAAGACCACCATCCCGCATAGCCGCAGGCTTAAACTTACCAGGACGTTGATTACTCATCGAATTTCTCCTCTACATTACGTATATGCTTACACTTGCGAAACGCAGGACACGTACAAGTAAAGCCATTCTCTTTCATTTCTATATTATAGGAACTTTTACCATTAGAAGCAACCACATTCCATATAGTTCCAACAAGAAAGTTACCTTTAGTAATAATGCTATCAGCAGCAAACACCTTAGGACCATACTTACTCATAAAGACTACTCCATACCATCAGTTTAGACTTTTATATCCATTCATTTTAACTTTGGATACTCTCTTCTTAAGATAGGATCAATAGCTGCCTTACATTGACTATCATTCCAGTTATATCTCCTCTTCATATCTGCATATAAAGCTTTTTTCGTTTTAGAGATTGACGCTACAGAGCGAATCGTAGCGTCAATCTCGATAAAGTTTACAGGTTCAATATTTCTAATTTTCTTTTTCATAATATTATCATATACTCTTCTTGAACTAAGTGCAACTAAAAAAGGGCTTTTGGACAAAAAAAATGACGAGGCTAACTCGTCATTTTTATAACTACTATTATATCTAATTATGAGAGATTTGAGTGATATAAGCACCTTCTGGTTTACGATATGCTGTCATTAACTCTACATACATCTCAGGAGTTAAAACTATTAAATCATATTGGCGCCTTTTTTCATTCCATTGTCTGATGTAAACAATGTCATCATATGAGAAAACCTTTACATCTTCTTTACCCCCACTGTCATCAAGAACAGTGATTTCAATTTCATCAAAGTCCATCTCAACTGTGAACATTATTCGTACTTCTTATCATGTTCTTTACCTTTACCATAATCTCCATCATATTTATGTAAAGACTCTGCTTTAAAGCAAAGGTATTGACCAATACGAGTACCTGGTTTGATTTTCATACGACCACACGTTACGTGCATGACCCCAGCCATAACCCCATGATAGCCAGTATCATAGAGACCTGTAGTAAGGTGAACCCCATTACGATTAAGAGTACTGCGGGTGATAACGAACCCAGCTTCGCCCATTCCTACTTCAATTTCATTCTCCATAATTACTTCATAAGCACCAGGATACAGATACCAGTATCCATCTTCAAATACTTCTACCTCTTCAGATCCTCTATGAACCTTTTGCGTTTCATCAACAATAAAGTCATTATCAAGAATCTCTAGTACTCTACCTAGACGTAGATCAACAGCGTTAGGTTGAATATCTTTAGGTTGTACGTTAGTAAGAGAGCTTGTACTCTTCTCACCCATAATATGTCTCATAGCCATAACTTATCTCCTTTAACTTATTATAGTATATAGAACAAAGGAATGCCAGCCGATATCTCTAAAGGCTGGCATTTTATTTTAAGCTCCAGTTCCTACTGTCATTCGCTTACGTAGTTGCTGTAAGAGCAATCCATATACTGGAAGGAAGATTACGAGTGATACTACAATCTTAAATACTACATCTACCGATGCAATCTCTAACCAGTTAGCGCGCATAAACTCATCTGGTCCATAAGCAAATGCTGCCCAGAAGAATGCGTATGTGTCTAAGATATTAGCAAACACCGTAGAGATAGCAGGTGCTACCCACCACATGTCTGTTAACTTCTCACGAATACGCTGAAAGATGGATACATCAAGACTCAGACCTAGTGCATATGCAAGAGCAGAAGCGATACCAATCATAGGAGTAGCAATAAAGCTACTGATAAAGATAGCTGGAATAAATGCAATTGCGATAATCTGTCGAGCAACATACTTGTTAGTTAGTCGTACAGTTAAGTCAGTAGCAACAACGATAAGAGGAAATACAAACATGCCCCAAGTAAAGTAGAGATCTAGTACAGGGATAACTCCTGAGAATTGTACTGTGTAGTTTGCAAGAGCGATAATTACTAGATGCAGTGCAACTAGCTTGCCGACAAGGGACATACTCTCATCGCCAAAGTTAAAGTGAGATTTAATATAGTTCATTTATTTTTCCTTAAGCTAAAATTTGTTGAGCATGAGCAAGAGCTTTCTCATACGGTACAGGGCCAGTCTCATCAGCATAGGCAACTGGGTCAGGGCGACCTAGTTTAATAAACGCTTCAAGACGTTCTACAGAAGATGAGCTCTTATAATCAGAATACCAAACACCATTATGCTGCATAGGCTTATACGAAGTATTAGTACGTTTATATACCTCGTTAAACTCTAACCCTAGTGCATCACAGAGTACTTGACCATCCTTTAAGATATCAAACTTATCTAGTTCTAAGTAAGGAGTGAAATAAGTTACCTTATCAGCATCCCAGTTACCTTCACGAAATGCATGATCATCAGCATCACGAAACTCCTGACGACAATCAGGATAAACTGCATGATCGCCAGCATGAATGCCTAGAGCGATAGCAGTTTCTTCATCTGTATCTTTAACCACGCTAAGAGCTACTGCTTGTACAATAGAAGCAAAGATCTTATTACGGTTAGGTACTACAGTTTCTTTCATTGTCTCTTCTTGGTAATGACCTTCTGGTACATCTGCACCTCCAGTAACTAGCGTAGAAGATAACAGTGATACTAGTCCATCTAACTTAACAGGTTGGTACCTAATTGTATGACCGTGCACTGCAAGATAGTGTACTAGTTCTTTAGCACGTTCTAATTCACAGACGTGCTTTTGTCCATAATCAAATGACAAAGCTGTTACATTACTTGCGCCTACTTCTTTGATAGCACGCAATAGTAGAGTAGAGGAATCCATTCCTCCAGATAATGATACAACGATATTTTTCATTTAGTTCTCCAATATGAAAGCAGTGTGTTGTTTAAAGTGGTTAGCTTTCATAAACCACTATTGCCTCATAGTCTTTGAGGTAAGAGTATAAGCGTCTGAAATAAAATTCTTATACAGCAGATCAAGGCTTGATGCTCTAATAGGATTAATGTCTATACCGCCTCTACGTGTATAGAGACATGAGACAACAAGTTCTGAAGGACCTAACAAGTCCCATAGACGTTTGTATACACATTCACAAATCTCTTCATGGAAATGGTTCTCTTTACGCATCGATACAATATACTGCATTAGTGACTCTGGAGTAATAGTTTTAGCTCCCTTTACATGAATGTAAATATCACCCCAGTCGGGTTGATTAGTAACGCGACAATTAGAGCGAAGAGAGTTAGACATATAACGACTTGCTTTACCATCGCTCTCTACTACCTGTAAGATATCTGGACTTTCATTATAATGACTAAAGTCAATATGTTCAACATCTACATGCTCTTCTAGCTGTACCCACGATCCCGCCATCGGTTTAGCATAACCAGCATCTTCGTTAATGTGCAACACTACACTGAGATCACGATCCTCAACACATTTGAGGACATCAAGCATGTCTTTCCACACTGTCTCTTCTACATTCACTCTTGCGACAGAAACTGTAGATCCCATCTTAGCCATATTAAATGAGTTAAGATATAGTTTAGCAGACTTCGATTCAACAATGTTTTCTGAATCAGAAGAATATGACCAACGTAGCCAACCAGAGATAGGAAACCCATTATCAAGTAAGCAACTAAACTCATATGAGTTCCAAGTATCAACACCGATAAACTCTTGACCGGTTAAGTCGTATTGAGTACGATTAAGATGACGAGGAATACCAACAAGCAGAGTTTTATCTACTTCGTCAGGTGTCTCATAACGCATCATAGTCTTACCGTCAGAAGTCTTTCCTAAGACCTTACTAGCAATTTTTTCAATTTCATCCATCTTTAGCTCTTTCTTCTTCAATAGCTTCTTTTGCAAACGTTAAGAACGTTATAGCTTTATTAATATCTAACAACACATCATCCTTCTGACCTAGACGCCAGAGATACTTAAATGCTTGATAACGATTATAATCAGTATACGGATCATTCTGATGTTCTTCACATAGCTGCTTAATAACCTTAATACACTCTACATGACCCTCTTTCTGACTATAATGACTAGGTCTAGGATCATCAGACTCTTCTACTTCACCTTTAAATATTTTCAATTACTTTCCCCTTTAAAAACTCTGCCCACATATCTACAGATATATCCCGAAGACGATCTACTAGAATATCTTCATCTTCATCACCTTGCATATCATATGTATTATATGATAGAATCTCACCAGAGTCAACTTCTTCTGTAACTTTATGAATAACACATCCAGTAGATGGTAGATTAAGATCCAAAGCTTTACGTTGAGGATCCTTACCTTTCAGTTCTGGGTATTTTACGATATCACCAGGATGACCGTTATACATCTCTACAGTCAACATAGGCATAATACGTAGATATCCATGCAAGGTAACAATTGAAGTACCTTTCCAAGTCTGCAACATATTTACATTCTCTTGAACAAACTTAGGAAGAGTATCTGGCTTCTCGATAAAGACAGATGAGCGACTACGTAACTTAGGATGCCAACTATCTTTCTTTTTATTATCAGTAAAGATAAACTCAGGCCACGCACCGATAGCTTCTGCTATCGCTACGATTTCTGAACCAGACTGACTAAACAGCGCTATCCACGGTTGCTTTTCCATTACACATCTCCCTAAACATATGAATATTATATTCGATATCATCCCAACATGCAACTACATCTTCGTCAATTAGAGTAAAAAGTTTAACAGATTCTTTATCATTCAATCCATAATCATTATAGCGAATACCTTTCATACCATGAATAACAGGGTTAGAAGTATCCATAGAGTCAATCCATTTATGATTCTGATACTCAGTAAACTCCTGAGGTAGACCACAACCTAATAAATGATGAGGTTTATCTTGATTGATAATATCATCACGTAGCATATCCGCAATTACTTTCTGACGTCCACGCATCATACGATAATACTTATTACCTAGAGGTGGAATCATAGTCTGAAAGAATGGATGATTAAAGGACATCGCTACTTTATCTACACGGGAGTCGTAAGCCATATAACGATAACAAGCAACAAGCTCATCATAAGTACTCCCTTGAGCGACACCAATAACCTTACCAGGAAGATCAGGATATGTAAGCATAAAAGAATCAAAGCTATCAATAGTAGCATTTGCATTATCGAGTACGTCAGGGACGATATACCAATCTGGTTTGAGCTTAACGATCCAGTCAGCGTATGTGTCAGATTCAAAAGCTGTTCCCAACTCGAAGATTGAGTTATCAAGGAGGACTTCTCTTCCATCTTTCTTAGCCTTTACAAACGTGTTATAATACTCTTCGTTCTCCTCAAATAGATGAACGAGTGCGTAATCATAATCGGTTAACTGCTGTACCTTATCAAAGATACTAAGCGGTGCTTCATGAGCTATTTTCATTGCAACTCCGTAATAAAAGATTCAGATTTATGTACCCAGATAACTTCATCGCCATGCTTAGTAAGTTTAGATCGATATCTATTCTTATCTACATACTCAACCATATCTGATACATTATAGCTGTAAATCTTCTTATTGTCAAGATCTACACCATATATTTTTTTAGCTTTAGTAGTAAAAAGCCAACCAGGTCCAACTTTCTTTTTATTGTTAAGATATAACTCAACCGCAAGTCGGTCCATATAAATGTTAGTCTTAACATCAATAGCTTCATTTTCAATAATACAATCAATCTTATCGATAACCTGACTTTTATAGTCATTCTTATCTTCCCAAGAAAGATTGTTTTTCTTACAATAAAGCTCTACCAGCTTTTCACCAGCATCTCCTTTAGCACCAGATAGTCCATGCCTACCGGCAGAATTAGCATACCAAGTCATACCGTCTTTCCTTCAGGTTATTTCTTTTTAGATAATCTTGATGAGTCTTTTCTGCATGACAGCAAGCACATAAGGTTTGATGGTTATTACTATTGTTATTAAAGTGATTACTATCTATATGATCTACATGTAGCATATGTAAACCGGTTATAGTAGTTGTACATTTATACCCTAATCTACTATCCATATTTTCACAGTAATCTTTTCGATTTTTAAGATAGCTTCTTCCACCTAGATCGTATTTAATTGTATTATGATAACTACAGTGCTTACCATATTTTATCGTTCCATCTTTGCGTCTACCAACGTTACGACTAAAGTTATTACATCCAGGCTCACTACAAAGTTTAGCCATTAG